GCGTGGATTTCAAGGACGGTAGTCGAAGGCGAGCGTATCCGCTCCCGTCGTGAGTATCACTTGGCCAAGTTCGCCCACCAAGACGCCGAAGAGGTCTGCCGACAGGCTTGCCCCGAGGCTTTCGCACAAGAGCCGTCGGTTCAGAGTGGAGGCGTGTGATGGCCAAGTTCACATTGCTGGCACGCGATCGTGCCAATTCACCCGTTACGCTGACTTACGACAACCAGACCAGTGAACTGCTTGATGGGGATCTGATGCCTTGGCCTCTGCCGTATGTGGAAAAAACCTGGTCGGTTGGTCACATCGAGGCGATTAGCCAGACGATGCCAGGGCGCAAAGAGAGTCCAAAAGTTCTGAAAATTCAGCTCGGTCTTTCATGCAACTATTCGTGTGACTACTGCAGCCAGCGATTCGTTCCTCATGCTGAAGAAACAACGCAGTCAGATGTGCCGCAGTTCTTGCATCTGCTCGAATCAAGTCTTGAGAGGGCTCCAGAGCGCATTGAGTTCTGGGGAGGGGAGCCGCTGGTCTACATCAAGACCTTGCGTCCATTGGCCGAGGCCCTGCGACAGCGATACCCGACTGCTTCATTCAGCATCGTTACCAACGGCTCTTTACTCAACCCTGAGGTCAACACCTGGCTTGATGTGATGGGATTTGGCGTCGGCGTTAGTCACGACGGACCAGGACAACCCGCTCGCGGCCCAGATCCGTTGAATGATGAGGCGAGTCGCGAAGGAATCATGGATTTGTATCAACGACTTGCACCGAAGGGGCGCATTTCGTTCAATGCTATGGTCCATAGAACCAACACCAGCCGGGAGGAAATCGCCAAGTTCTTCCTCCAGTTGACAGGAGACCCATCGCTGTCAATCGGCGAAGGTGCTTTTGTTGATCCTTACGATGCTGGTGGCTTGGCCAATTCGATCCAGTCTGATCAGGAGGCGTTTGCATTCCGACGTCAATCGCTTGATGAGATCCGTCGTGGTCGTATCGTTCATTTGGACGTGGCTCGATCCCGCATGCAGGAATGGGCGCGCAGTATCTTGGAGCGTCGTCCTGCCAGCGTATTGGGCCAAAAGTGCGGGATGGATACCGCGAATCAAGTCGCCGTCGACCTTATGGGTAATGTGCTCACCTGTCAGAACGTGAGCTCGGTTTCTGTTGCACCCAATGGGCAATCACATCACATTGGCCATCTCTCCAATCTCAAAGCAGCTGCACTCAACACATCGACACACTGGTCAAAGCGTACGGAATGCCTGAATTGCCCAGTGCTTCAGGCTTGTAAGGGCGCTTGCATGTTCTTAGAGGGGCCGTTGTGGACAGCCGCCTGCGATAACGCGTACTCGGACCATGTGCCATTCTTTGTGGCCGCTATTGAACACCTAACCGGGTGTGCCGTTTATCGCATCGAAGGCGATTTGCCAGAGGATCGAGCTGACGTTTTTGGGCTGAAGTCGCAGGACCAAAGATCACCGCGACGCAAGTTCATCCCGATCGAGGTCTCAAATGCCTGATGCAGCACTTTCTGAGGCGCTTCGGGAGGCTTATGCAAGCGCTCCAAGCAACGTGATCATCCTGCATACCCTGGAGATCCGGCATCCGGACTTCAGGGACGACGCGGGTAACTCGACGGCGATCCGGGTGGTGCGTGATCAGCAAGACTTACTTGCGAGGCTTGAGGCATCAGCCCCAATCAATGCGGGCCAGCAGGTTCGATTCGTTGCCATGGGCTTTGAGCTTGATCTTCCGCCGGTGGATATCGCGCCGGTTCCCGAAATTGCGATCACCCTGGACAACGTCACCCGAGAGATCGTGAAGCACTTGGACGAGGCATCGGCTTCGGAGTCATCCATTGAAGTGACCTACCGTCCGTACCTGTCCAACGATCTGAGTGGTCCGCAGATGGATCCACCGATCACGCTCGTGATCACCGAAGTCGAGGCCGACGTGCAGCGGGTCACCGCCAAGGCACGCATGGCGGACATTGGCAACAAGACATTCCCGTCACGTCTGTACACCGCAACCGAATTCCCAGGGCTGGCCCGATGACAGATGAAAATTCACCGAGTTGGGCGATCCAGTACATCGGTCGTCCGTGGATTGCAGGTGAGAGAGGCCCCGAGTCATTTGACTGCTGGGGCCTTTTTCTATGGGTTCAGAAGACGCACTTCGGTCGTGATCTTCCTGTGATTCCTGTGGACGCACTGAATCTGCGCACGGTCCTTCATACGTTCAGAACCCACCCTGAGCGGCAGCGTTGGGTGGCAGTCGATGTGCCCAAGCAGGGCGATGCAGTGTTGATGCGTCAGTCTCGACACCCCGTGCATGTGGGCGTGTGGGTCGATGCGGACGGCGGTGGTGTCTTGCATTGTGCCCAGCAAATTGGGGTGGTGTTTCAACAACTGAGTTCCCTTGCTAGTCACGGCTGGCAGGTGGAGGGGTATTACCGATGGAAGGAATTGCCATGACAAGCGTTTGCATGTCAGGCCTACCTAGTCCTGGACTGGTCATTTGGATGCGAAATCCGTTCGAGCCCAGTGATCGGCAGGTAAGCCATGTGTTTGGTTCGCCCACGATCGCTCAATGGATGAATCGCGATGGCATCGAGCTCGATCAGCCCACCTTGATCCTCAAAAATGGCCAGCCGGTGCTGATGGCGCATAGAGCTGTGACGCCGATCGATGCAGGTGATGTTGTTGCTTTGGTCACTTTGCCCCAAGGCGGTGGAGGTGGCGGCAAGAACCCGCTGAGAACTGTCCTCATGATCGCCGTCCTGGTCGTTGCCAATGCGTATGGCGGCGCACTGGCTGCCTCAATGGGGTATTCAGGAACGCTGGCCACGGCGGTGGCGTCCACTGCGATAGCGGTTACAGGGTCGGTGCTCGTCAATGCACTGGTGCCATTGCCCAATCAGTCCTTGCCCTCTGCATCGGCTAACACGACATCCCCCAGCCCAACCTATTCCTTGCAGGCGCGCGGTAACTATGGACGTCTGTCGCAACCAGTGCCCGTGATTTATGGCCATCATTTGGTGTACCCGGACCTGGCCACCATGCCCTATACCGAGTACGAGAACAACGAGGAATATCTGCATCAGCTGCACGTCATCGGCGTGGGCCAGTTTCAGTTTGAGGAGCTGTCCATCGATGACAGCCCGATCAGCTCGTTTGCCGAGGTGCAGGCACAGGTCATTGAGCCTGGCGGACAGAACACCTTGTTCAATCCCGATGTGGTCACTGCCCCAGAGGTGTCCGGACAGGAGTTGATTGCAGTCAGCGATGCTGGTTCTATTGTTGGCCCCTTTGCCCTGAACCCCGTAGGCACACAGATCAATCAGGTTGGTGTCGATGTGGTGATGCTGCGCGGTCTTTATTACGCCAATGACAGCGGTGCATTGGAGAGCCGGTCGGTGCAATGGCGCGTCGAAGTGCGAAGCATCAACGACGATGGCGATGCCACCTCGGGCTGGCTCCATGTGGCAGACGAAACCTTTTCAGCCGCCACGAATACCGCGCAACGCTTGTCGTTCAAGTATTCGGTGTCACCTGGGCGTTATGAGATTCGCCTGCAGCGTCTTGATGCGCGGGACACCAGCAACCGAGTCGGTCACGAGCTGCGCTGGGGGCAGGCCAAGGGCTATTTGGCGGGATCGAATTTGCCCACTGATCTGACCTACTTGGCGCTCAGGATGCGTGCCACCGACAACTTGTCCCAGCGCTCCTCACGGCTGGTCAATTGTCTGGTGACGCGCAAGCTCCCTATCTGGAATCCGAGCACTGGATGGTCTGCGCTGCAACCCACTTGCTCGATTGCGTGGGCCTTCGCGGATGCGGTCAAGTCCAGCTATGGCGCAGGGTTGCCTGACCGGCAATTGGACCTGGCGGACTTGGCACGTTTGGATGCGGTGTGGTCGGCACGAGGGGACACCTTCAATGCCGTGTTCGATCAAAACCAGACGGTGTGGGACGCCTTGGGGCAGATTGCCAGGACGGGGCGTGCTGTACCGTTCTTGCAAGGCGGGATTGTTCGTATCGTTCGTGATGAACCCAAGACCATCCCGGTGGCGCTTTTTTCTGCAAGAAACATCGTGCGCAACAGCTTGAAGATCCAGTACCTGATGCCAGGCGATGCCACGGCGGATGCAGTCACGATCGAATACGTCAATCCCAAGAGCTGGAAGTCCGATGAGTTCACGGTGGCCTTACCTGGATCTCAGGCGGCCAAGCCTGCTCGTGTGAGGCTGTTTGGCTGTACCGATAAGTCCCAGGGTATACGCGAGGGGAAATACATCGCGGCGGCCAATCGGTATCGCCGACGAATCGTGACCTTTCGCACTGAGCTGGAAGGGTTGATCCCGACCTATGGCGACCTGATTGCCCTCAGCCATGACATTCCACGTTGGGGTGTGAGTGGTGAGGTCTTGAGCTGGGACAGCCAGTCGAGAACCGTGCGGTGTTCTGAGCCGCTGGGTTGGCAGTCAGGAGCGGCTCATTACCTTGTTCTGCGAAAGCCAGATGGCTCGGTTTCTGATGCCGTTGAGGTTACGCAGGGCTCAACTGCCGCCCATGCCATCCTGAAAACCCAGCCCGGTTTTGAGCCACTGGTTGGTGCTGACCGAGAGCGAACGCACTTTGCTTTTGGTGTGGGGCAGTCCTGGTCTCAATTGGCGCGCGTCATGAGCGTCAAGCCCAGGGCTGAGCAGGTTGAACTGACTTGCGTGACTGAGAACGCGTTGGTGCATACCGCTGATCAATCCTGATCTGAACCTGATTTTTGTAACCGCCCGCCGAGGAGCAATCCTGGCGGGTTTCTTTTTGGAGAAATGAATGCCAGAACCGACAAGTAGTGGGGTTGCCGGAGCAGCGGTGGCCTACAAGGCGCTGGGAGGGACAGCCGCCGCTGTAGCGAGCGGGGCAACTTTGGCCGCCGTGGTGGTCATGCTGATGACCCCACCTCGGAATAAGCGGGAGTGGGCCGTCGGCTTGATCAGTACGGTGGTGTCCAGCATCGGCGGCGGTGCATTCACAGTCGAACATTTCGATCTGCATCACTGGGCGTTCTCAACCATCGGACTGTGTGCCATGGGTGGATTGATCTTCGCCTGTGGCCTGCCGGGATGGGCGATGGTGCGCTGGACCTTTGCTTTCATCGACAAGCGTCGGGATGACTCGATCGACGAGGTGGCCAAAGATGTAAAGGAGCTGCTATGAAACCGATTGAGTTCATCGCCTTGATCGGCTCTTCCGCTCAAGGTACAGCGAAGCGAACGGGCGTATTCGCCAGCATCACTATCGCGCAAGCGGCGCTGGAGTCAGGGTGGGGTGAGTCGGGTCTAGCCAAGGTGGGCAAGAACCTCTTTGGCATCAAGGCAGACAGTCGCTGGCGAGGGGAGACTTTGACTTTGCAGACCAAGGAATTCATCCGTGGCCAGTGGGTTGTGGTGCCTGCTAAGTGGCGCAAATACGCAAGCTGGCAAGAAAGCATCGATGACCACGCCGCCTTCCTCAAGCGCAACCCTCGCTACAAGGCCTGCTTTGCATGCACCACTGCCCAGGCCTTTGCCAAGGCACTGGCGCAGGCGGGCTATGCCACCGACCCTGCATATGCGGACAAAGTCATTGGCCTGATCAAGCAGCACAACCTGCTGGCCTTGGACGGAGGTGCCCCATGAACTGGCTTAACCGTTTCATGCTGGCCAACTGGTCGCACATCCTGAATGCGTTCTTTCTGCTCATGGCGCTGCTGTGCGGGATGCAGATGGGCGAGTCCCGTGTCCAGAAGGCCTGGGATGCCGAAAAGCAAAAGATCGCGCTGGCCCAGGCAAGGCAAGAGCAGCACGTAGTCGATGTGCGGCTGACCCAATCTCAAATCACCCAGGAAATCTCAAATGAATACGCAAAAAGGTCAAAGCTGCTGGCTGATCGCCAGCCTGACAGTCGCGCTGGCGGGGTGTACAACGCCCCCGCAACCGGTGGCAGGGATCTGCCCGCCGTTCCCGACGGTCCCACAAGAGCTGATGCAGCCAGCACCGACCCTCTACCTGCTACCTCTGGAAATGCGGGAGCGGTGAGCTGCGAGCAGATGAGCAAGGATGCGGCGCAGACTACGTTGATGCTCATTGAAATTCAGCGGTGGTATGAGCGCGAGTCAAAAACTCTTCAATGAATTACGGAGAACGGTTGGCGACGAAGCAACACCTGATCCTGGAGCTTTCTGAAGAACTTGGCGTTGGCGTGCAAAAGAGCGTTCATGTCAGCACGGAAGTCCAGCCAGAAGGTCTGGGCCGAACTGCATGA